GAACCCAACAATTCACACATTTCAAAATATTGAGCCTTTGTCATTCCATGTCTGGAATTTTCAAAGTAAGACTCTAGACTGTTGGTTACTTCTTGGCGTTGCTGCTCTGAAAGTTTCCCAGTTCAGTGACCTGCTCTGAGACCCAAGCGTCAAAGTTACTACTGTTCTTCATTAAGAAAAGCGCATTGTCTTCTGAATAGCCTAGTTCGTTTTCAAGGTCTTGGCCTTCCAAGTCTACTGGAGCCAATTGTTCTAGATAGGCCAACTTAAAGCCACTCCAGCCCTTGATAGAAGCCTGTACATATAATTGTAGGAACAGGTCGTCATTTAATTCTTCAACTGGTTGACGATTTTTAAACGTCATTTTAGTTGCCTTCTTCCGGATCGAGACAAGGGTCTCGCGGCTGAGGAAGCTCAATTTGACTTTAAAACCACTAAATCCAGGAAAATCAACCTCGACTGTTTTACTAGGTACTAAAAGGCTCTTTAGTGATAAATTTACTTGTGAGCCGCTTGCGTTTTCTGTCATGAATTATCCTTGTTGTTAATAAGTAGAGCACTAGTTGTGCTCTACTTATTTAGTTATTAAATTATACTGCTGGACCGGCGTAGTATGAGATTGTCATTTCATTCTTCTGATCAATGTCATAGTTATTGCTGCCGTTAGCACCCTGAGCTGTAAAGTTAATTGTAGTACTAACTACTTGTTCTGTATTAACTTGAGGAATCTGTAGCATGGCTGATGGTAGGCTAATAATTAGCTTGTTTTCCATTGCTGTAGATGTTGGTGCTGTAATGCTGCCACCGAGGCCTAGTGTGACTGCGAACTGATTTTGATCGAAGCTGCTGGCCTGTGTTAACAGAGTAGACATTAGACCTACGCTGTCAGTACTACCAGTTCTTAGATAAGCTGTTAGATTACCAGTAATAGAACGAGTACCTGTGTAGTAGTCAATAGGCTTGTTAACTGTGCCCATTGCTGCTGGTACTAGATATGTTACATTGTTAGCAATAGTAATATTACCACCAGTAATTGGGAATACGTAGTTAACAGCACTCTGACCATACTTACCAGCAGTAGAGGCCAGCTGAACAGCGCTCAATCTGTTTGTAATATACTTGGCACTTGTTGACTTTGGAGTGAAGACACCGCTTAGCCCACCACCAAACGTACCGGCGCTTGGCACAGTACCAGCAGTACCCATAACTTCTAATTCAGTACCTTTGCCTGTCCAAGCAATAGTACCAATTTGATCTAGGCCGAAGTCGATGCTGGCTTGATCTACCACGCAATTGTGAATTAGGATAGTTGTGTCATCAAACATAACAATTAAACCAAAACGTAGTAGTTGGTTTAAGTTGCTGTTTACTGTAGTGACTGTAGATACTGGAACGTTTGTGGTACCGGTAGATGCTGTTTCGCTATAGGCTGCGTTAGTTGTTGCTGGTAGAGCTGTAGTAGTGCTAACGTCAACAGCAACAGCTGAAAACATTGCATTCCACAGTACTGATTCTTCGCAGCGAACATAGTCGCCGCTGTCAAGTCCAGCAACTGCGGCGGAACCATCACTCATTCTTGGACGAATATATGTAGAGAAGCTCCAATCTACTGGATCTAGACTGGTTGCAAAACTGCGCTGACCACGGCTTGGAGTGCTACCACTTTCTGCTAGTGTTACAGTTTCTAGAGTTGTATTTTGACTAAAACTCATTCCATCAAGTGGTTGCAACTCATAGGTATTGGCTGCGGTACGAGCAGTTGCTGGTAAAATCTTACCAGTGACTGAGTCTAGTCCGGTTGTGAAAAATACTCTCGCATTTCTAATTAAATTAACTGCCATAATTTTTTCCTTTAAGGCTGTGTGCTGAAATCACCCTTACTAGATCTTTATCTGTGATGGGTTAATCAGCATTAGTTCTACATGACCTGATATCTGACCTGTAGATTTATTTCCCCTATTGCATAGGGGTCTAATAATCCCTCATCTGTTGTGATGCTGGTTATTAAAATTTCTGTGGTTTCGTTTGAACCATCATACTGGAGAACTCTGTTGTTATCAATACAAGTCTCCAGGTCTTGTAGCAAGGCCTCTAACTGAGACTGAGCGTCTTCGCCCTTACAGTATACCTTGACACATACTCCCAAGTATCCCCATCTAAAGTCACTTGGAAGGTATTCTCTCATTTCGGTTCCTGGTGTTACATAAACACAAGGAAAATCTTGTACTTCATCCCAAAACTTCAGTTTATTAAAACTGTTGTTGTATAGGTCGATGGAATAGGGTGAGCTACCATTTATCTCTTTAAACTTGTCTGCCAGGGCTTTTACAATACTGGTTCGCTTACTCATACTAATACTGCCCTCATACGGTTGGCCACTTGGGTTCCTGCAAGTTCTCTGATACTTTTGGAAATTAGCAGTTTAGGGTCACGGGTGTATGGACGTTCTTGACGGCCACCACGGCTGAAAGTTGCGTAGGGATTTTTCATGTAACTGTAAAAAGCAGTTATCATGCCTTGACGACTTTCACTGAGACGCTCTACTCGTGCAGATTGTGCAAAACGACCGGTGCGATAGTTTAAAACATCTTGTCGACTACCGGTGCCCATGTTTTTCTTTATCTGATCATGCAGACTGGCATTGATTTGCATCATCAACATTGGTAGATTTACTAAATTGTACGTATTCTGAGTTTCGCGAATAGTGATTTTCGGTCTACTTGTTGGTTTTTTATTACTAGATCTTTTAATGCGATCAACATTAACTTTTACATTAACTTTTGACTTGCCAGGTACTCTCAAATCCAATTTTTTATTTACAGATACATTTGTTTGAAAAGACTTACCATCAAATATACTATTAACTCTGTATTCTATTTCCTGTAAAAGAGTTCTAGAAAACTGTCCATTTAGTAATTGTTCTGCTATCTTCGCTAAATTTCTAGATAGCTCTCCCTCTACTTGGGCATAGTCATACTGATTTTCTAATCGATCCTGTATGAGTACTATATTTGCATTTAATGATGCTAAGGTTTTTCTGAAGTCTTTATTTAAATTAGCTTTGATTCTAGTACCTAAAACTGACTTATCTAACAGGGATACTCTCTGTTCTTCTACTTTTTTTATTAGCAGCTTCAGCTTTGTTTTATCTGTGCTACTTTGTTGTTGTTTTAGTTTTTCATTTACTGAAAATAGTATTTGATCAATTTTTTCCAATAGTGGGGTTGTTGCTATTTTTTGCCCGTTTTCGGTAAGTATTGTATGGCCTCTATCAAAACCTGGACTATACTTTGTTCCAGATTTTTCATAGTTGGCTTGTATTAAATACTTTTTAATAGTTTTATTTAATAACTTTTCGTACAAAGCATTAGCAGTTGTATTAAAAGTAGAATACATTACAGCCATCGCTTCGTCACGATCGTCCAGTATTACTGCTGGTAAGTATTTTTTTCGAACTTCCAAATCTGAACTATTGAGTGTACTTACAAAATCTTTTGGTAGCGCGTTATATTTATATACATTACTTCGATGCTGCTTTTTTACAAAATCACTAATGTCTTTTCTTAAAGCACCAATACTAATTTCCGGAAACCCTGGCTCTGCCTGTTCTAAATTAAGCGGAATATCTAAGGCTTGTTCTAGTGGTATCTTTAGATTACCTTTCATGTGCTGTTCATTCATGTACAGCTGCCACTCTTTGTAATTTTGAACATCACTAGCTTCTATTTTTGTAGTTAAACCACTAGCATCTTTCAGCAAGGTTAAAGCTAGTCTGGCAAACTCAGGAATCTGCTCTGGACTACCTTCACTATTTAGTGGACCTCTATCAAAAAAATTGTCTATAACTCTAGGAGTACGTATTACTGTACTTAAAGTTTTTGTAAGAGTGTCTAAGTCTATTGGTATGCAATGTATTTTAGTATCTAATACTGTCTCTCGCACATTAGTTTTAAGTATAGATACTATATTGTTTCCTAGTTGCAATAGAGTTTGTGATTTCTGAGCCATATCAGTTGTAATTCATTACATACAAATCCAACACTCGTTTGATGTGTGCCGGCATGTTTGTGGTTGATATGTATTCGATCTGTACACTATTGGTGCCTGGAGCTTTTGTACTGTGTACAGCTGCATCGTTCTTGAGATAGTAGGTTACCAAGTCTAATACAGCTAACTTTAAGTCTTCTGGAAGAATCTCGTAACCTGCGGTATAAGTAACGCGATAGCCATTGATCAAATCTTCAAAGTAGCGAGAAGGATTAACCGGAACAATCTGCTGACTGCTCTTTTTAAATACCCAGTCTGTGTACTCTGTTAAAGTATTCCAGTTGTTGCCATAGTCTGTACTCTGTTCAAGACCTTGAATCTGTAATACAGGTGCTTCTGCTAGGTTAAAACACTCACCGCCGTCAAAGTATTCAACTTTTGACTCATCAAGGTAGTCTTTAAAAGTACGACGGCAAATGGTCTTTACCAGTTCACTCACTTTGGGAATGATGGCACTTATACTTGTGTCTTGGTTGGGACTGGTGATACCAACGTAGTTTTTATATTCATTTAGAGTAACTAGGCTAATTCCCATGACCTCTCCTTGGTTTTTCCAAAGGATTTGTACAACCCTTTGGAAAAACCGGGGACCTTTCAGTCCCCAGTTTTAGTAGATTAGGCGTTAAAGCGTAGAGCTCTTACACCGCTTCCTAGATTTGTTGTCAACTGTGTTAGGCCAGTACGTAGTGATGCTACTAGTACACGGCTCTGACGCTCGATGAGCTCGTCAGTGTCAACACGTAGACCACGCTGGTTACCAACCAAGAAGTTAGATGTTGCAAAGCAGAAAGCGCCTAGAGCGTCATCAGCCTTAGCAGGTAGTTCGCCGCTAACAACAACTGGGGTGTTGGCGATAGAACCGATCTGACCGGTTAGTAGTGTAGCTTGTGTGCCAACCTTGTCCATTGTCTGGAATGTTGAGTCTTCTAGTAGGTCATAGTAGACTTCTGTAGAAACAACATAGACTAGCTCGGAAGGATCTAGACCCCAGGCACCCATGTTCTTACGTAGGTTGCGTAGGTTAGCAACTGTAACAGTAGCTGTAGGAGCTAGAGGGGTGACTGCGCCGGGCTCGCCGACTGGATCATAAGAAGCAACGCCCTTAACTGGATCAGCAGTTGTAGCACCTGTACCGTACATCATAGCACGATCAATTGTACGGGCTACACGGCGTAGCATGGCGTCACGAACGATTGGAAGTAGAACGATCAATGAATCTTCTTCTTCTTCGAAGGCCATATACTCACGTGTTGCTACCTTGTAGGAACGCAGAGTGATTTCGCCTAGAGCGTGTGTGACTGTGTTACCAGAGCTGTTGTTGTTGGTGTTGCCGAAATCGGTGTTAGCAACCCACTGAGCTAGACCAGCTTCTGGATTTAGAGGAATACGCATTACGTTGGTCTGCATATTGATGCCTCTCATTAGAGGAGCCATCACTAGGCGTCTACGTACTTCGTTTTCCATGTTTAGAGAAACTTCGGTTTCCCAGATGCTGTCAGGAGCAGTAACTGTACCGGTAGGAGTACGGGTACCCTTCTTCTCGATTAGGTTACGACCATACTTGGTGTCACCAATAGCCTTGCGAGTTAGCTTGCTCAATAGAACAGCCTTCTCTCTTTCTTCGTAGGTTGACTCTGAACCATCAGCCTTGTCGTTGAAAGTCATCTTTGAGGCTTGGATAGCCTTTAGTTCGTCAGCCTTCTCCTTTAGAGCAGACTCTAGACCTTCTAGAGCACTCTTCTGAGCAGCACGCTCATCGGCGAAACGCTTCTCAACTTCGGCTAATAGCTTTTCTGCACCACTCTGACCGACTTCGATCTGAGCTTGTACAGCGGCCTTAACGCGAGCGTCGATTTCAGCCTGACGGGCCACTTCTTGTGCCTTGGCAGTAGCTTCGGCTTGTTGACGGGCTTCTAGAGCCTTGGTAGCTTGTTCGGCAGCTTCACGAGCAGCTTGGGCAAGCATTTGCTTGATTTCTTCTGGATTCATATTCCATTCCTTTGTAACATTGCGATCTGCTTCCGTAGCGGACTCTAGCCCTTTAGCTGATTGGCTTTGGGGTGCAAATTGCTCTTTATAACGCTTATATTCTTCAGCATTGTCAAATGCTTTTGATAGATCAAAAAGAGTATTTTGATTTGCAGGAACTGAAACGACAGAAATTTCCACCAGTTCCAAGTCCTTGATTAAAAACACTTCAGCCGCTGAGTTGTACTCAGCATCCAACACCCTGAAGCCGATAGAGAAAGCTGTAAGAACTCCGTCTTTAATAAGTTGGAATTGCTTTGCAGCCGTTGAAATTCTTGCTTTTATCCACAATCCTGTGCCGTCCGTCTTGTG